CCACCTTTTTATCTTCGTCGTTGCGGGCTCGGCTTTGATTTTTCGCCGCGAGCTTGTGCTCATATTCTGCCTGCGTCAATTCTACGATTTCTAATGCTTTCTTTGCGAATGCAATTGCTTTGACTGGACCAGTTGCTTTGTTGCCAGTCTCTTTTGAGTCCCAGAACATATTCCACACTTTACTACGTGCTGCATCATTTTTAGCTTGTTTCATGTATTTGTTTAAAATATCAGCATCTGCCTTTGAAAGTTTGTAATCTAACTTATCATCATATCTTAGATTACCACCTACTTTGTAATTTGTGTCGCCCTTATATTTCCATCTTTCTTCATCAAGTTCTACTTCTTCCTTATACATATTCAGTTCATATTTCTTATTGTCCATGTTGTACACTTGGATTTGAACTGCCTTTTTACCATCTTTATCAAGTAAACGATAAGAGTTTGTTTTACCAGATGTTGGTTTGCGAGGCCCTGTAGCGACCTTGTCGTCTATTTCTTTAGAATCAATGTCTATTCCATATTTCTTTTTTGCAAATTCATATGCGTGTTTCATCGCACTAGAAAAGTCTTTATGATACAATTGATAACCTGTAGAAGATTTATTCTCTTCTAAAGTTTTTTCCATAATGGATTTTATCAAATCCACAACAGCTTTTGGTTGGTTTTGTAAATCGTTTTTCATATTACACCTAATGTTTTTTCTACTATTTATAATTATGATTCTTTGTATTTTTTCAACAATTCTTTCCAATCCATACCACCATAAGACTTTGCAATTGTAACTGCATAAGACTTTATAGAGCTCTGATCGCCTTTACTTTTTACGATCTTATCCAAATCTTTAATTGCACTATTCCAATATTTTTCCTTGGGTGTTAGTAGTTTTTCAGAAACCTTCATATGTGGTGTATCTTTCATATAAGTATCTCTGAGTTTTTTAGACCCCCATTCACCAGCCCCCGCCTTTGAAACAAATGGTTGATTTTCAGCACCACTAATTGATTCTGTTTGCATTTGACTTAACTGACTCCAGCTTAGTTTTGCAGCTTCCTTATCTCCAATTTTCATTGCGACTTTTTTTCTTATTGCCATTTTTTGTTTTAGTGACAAATCCATTGGTTCAGTTTTCTTTTTAACAACAGTTACTTTCTTTGGATTTGACCTTTTTTGCAACCAAAATTCATCTATCTCTTCCGTAGAATATCCCAATTTCTTTTTCAACATATTCATTGCAGTTGCCATTTTTACTGACTTCCACTCATCACCATATCTTTTCTTAAAATCTGCATCGGGTAAATCCTGTGCAATTTTTTCTAACTCTTTTTCTCTGTCTGGATTCATTTTAAAATCTTCGTATTTTAATTCTTTACTTGATGTAGAGAAGTTTTTCTTACGCATGATTGTTTTATGTACAACTTCAAACTCACCATTCTTATAGTTGATAACTACAGGCAGATTTAAGTTAGTTGACATGTCTTTGAGAACTGCTTCGATATCGGGGTTCGCTTTAATTTGAGAACCCTTCTTCTGTTGAACTTTTTTAAAAAACTTTTGAAGTTCTGCGACTTTAATTTCTGGATCATTTCTTTTATCATTCATTCTATCAGCAAAATGTCTTGTAAATGTAATATCAATATCATATTTTGCAAGCATTCTATCTGCAAATTTTTCCAAATCGTCTATTTGTTTTTGAGATACATCCTCTCCATACATTTTATGATTTAAATCAGTTTTTCTTTCCATTAAAAACTCAAACAAATCAGCATCATCGATATCTTCCAACAATTCAACCATAGGATCTGTGATAAATTCTTCGTAACTTGGCGACAAGAATATAGATAGTTCTTCACTTATTCCCATCGCATCTTTGAGTGCATCGAATATTTTCTTTCCTGTTGTTTTTTCAAATTTTGGCGGCAATCCTTTTTTAAAACTTTCATAATCATTTGCAGCGGCCGCAGCTCTCATTTTAGAGGCAGACATTCCAGTAACGCCTTCTGCATCTGGGTCTCTTTCGCCGGCAGAATGTATTTCAATGCCACCTTTAAAATCATAGAGCCCATGTTTGCCTTCAACACCATTATATTTGTTTAATAGCGTTTTAAATTCTGTAACTCTATCTCCACCTACTACCATTGCGCATTCTTTATATCCCATTTCATATAAAAGAGTTGCAACATTGATTGCAGTCTTTGCTTTATTATTTTGAATAATATTTTTTGCATAGTTTGGAAACATTTTTTTCATGAATCTAATTTTAGTTTTTATATCTAACGGATCTTTTTTAGGATTTTGAGAGTGACTTGGAAAGACCATAAAATCCGCATTCTCTTTTTTAGCGACTGCGGCAACTTTTTCGATTAATTTTTCGTGTCCTGTTGTTGGTGGGTTAAATCTACCAAACGTAAATACTATTTTATCCTTCATTGGATCCTCTCGTTATTTCTAGAACCTTATCCATCTGGGCCCTAATAATAGGTTCTCTGTTCGGCCAAAAAATATACTCTTTATCTTTGTTCTTTAACAAATTGTGCAACAGTGGCATAATGAGTCTTTCCAGTTTTATAACTTTATCTTCGGTTTGTTCTTTAGAGATGTCAAAATCATTAACCTTATCCTCGTAAAGTTGTTTCGCACCGATTAACTCTGACATAACATCTCTTTGCATTTCTATTAATTCAGACAACTTAGCGTCCAAAGATTTAATCTCGGCACTAGTGCCTTCTACAACTCTAGTAACTTGTTCTGTATCGGCTCCACTTAGTCTGCCGAGTTCTTCTTCGTCTACGGCAGTGAATCCGAAATCTACATCTTCGTACTTATAATCGTTAGTCATAGTTCCCTCTTTCTTTCCATTCCAAAATGCCACGTTATCATCCTTTCAATTATCAATCCTCGACTTTACTACCGGCTCTCCATTGATAGCATGACCAATATCTAGCCTTCCATTTGGGGCCAGGATCGTCACAGTTATGTCTGGCACGGAATGATGCTCTACGATCTGGGTCGTCTCGCTTAATTTCCATATTTGGATCACCGAAACCAACTTTAACAATATTACCTTTATCATTTTTTACATAGACATAGAATTTTTTCTTGCCATCATTTGCTCTTTGTGGTTTGTTTAGAGTTACAGATTTGCCTTGATATTCTGCCTCTACCAATTCCAATTTTTCTCCACAACCGCAATCTTCGTTATAATAATCTCTAAACGTATACATCAATCTTCCTCTTCGTCTTCGGAATACATCATGTAATCGAATACAGTATTCATGTAGTCGTTACACTTTGTAACTTTTGATTGCAACCATGCATCATATTCCACTTCATCAAATTCTTCCAAATCTTCTCTAATCACTTCAATAACCTGTTCGGCTTTATCTGCGATAGATTTCAATTCAGTTAGCATCATGTTTGCTTCACTATCTTCTTTTATGAATTTAACATCAGTAGAAATTTCTTCATTAGTTCTATTATGTAGATTTTCTACCATGTTTTTCCAAGTGTCAACGTAGTTTTTCATCTCTTACCTCCAAAGTATTCTACTGCGTGTCCAGACTCAACCAACATCTTGTTCAAAGATATTTCATCATCAATCATTATTTCTCCAAGAATTCTTCCGTACTTACCAGTTTCGTTATCCTTTTTCGTGCGGATGTAAATTTCTTTACCGACTGGTGCTTGACTTTTTGCAAATTCTTTTGCCGCAAGTCCAAGTTCCTTTTCCTTCAAATCTTTTGTTCTCGACTCTGGAGTATTGATACCGTATAAACGAACTCTTTGCCGGCGCATCCAAACGCCAAATCCAAGATCAATGTCAACATCAACGGTATCCCCGTCGACCCATCTTAGTACAGTTGCTCTATATTCATACATATCATTTATCCCAATTTTTTGCAGCAGTAAAGTTGTTGTAACTGAATTCCAATCTATCTACTAATTTGACAGCCGTTTTTCCATCAGTATCGATTGCAACATACCCTTCTACATTAGTAACTTTATATCCATTATCTGTTCTTATAAACACTTTTGCTAATTGTTGAATTTTATTTAATTTATTTACAATGAGACTTTTTGCCTCTACAATATATCCCATAAACTCAATTACAGAATATACAGTTTTATTCATTGATAGTAACTCTTTTACTATTGAATCTCTTAATTCTTCTTTTTCAGCTCTTGCTTTTTCTGTTTTTAATTTTATAATTACCTTTTCATCAAAATATCTTTTCACATACATCGCATAATCTAATTTTTTTACTTTATCTAAAGAAAATTTTTCTCCGTTTTTTATGAAACTATTTAGGTAAGTTTTAAATGACGCTCCAGAAAGACCACCTTTCATTACTTCAGTCTGCATCTTTTGAAACTTTGACAGTTCATCAGATTTAATTTTTCTAAAACTAGAACCAGCTTTAGATAATTCTTTGGTAACAAGATCGGTTTCGGATTTTGTCATTTTTGCATTACCAGACACATCCTTATACGTTGCATCGTCCATCCAAACAGTTGATGGTTTTCTTAATCCACTAATGTTAACTCCGAATGATGCACTCATCATTTGTAGATCACTACCAGTATATGTGGTGTGCCAAACAACACCAACTTTTGCGGAATTTATTTTCTTTCCTAAGTCTGTATTAGTAGGTACTGCATAGACAAGTGTGTTTGGTTGGAATGTATAATAACTTTCACCATCAATAGTTTTAGTTGATACATCATCTGTAAACATCAAATCACCTTGCAACACACCCTTAATTCCAAGTTTTTTAAATTCAGTAAACGCAATAGTAAATTTTGATTTTAAAGTATCACTTAGTTTTTGATCATCTGAAATTTCTTCAATACTTTTATAAAGCAATGGAGTTGCATTAAATACAGATTTTTTTGCAACAAAAAACTTACCATCACTAGGATCTTCTCCAGCAAAAATGGCAGGAGCTCCATCCCATTTTACAGTCATATTTACAGACTTAGTTGCACTACCAGCTAACATATTTCTTAGCGAACGCAAAAAGTTAATAGAGGCACGCCCACCAGAAATTCCATAGTTGACTATTTCATCTTCTATGTGTTCTAGATGAAGGTTTTTCCCACCTTTATCTTCTGTTAAATACGATCCAAAAGTCTGCATTACTTTACCTTTTACTTCATTAGTCCTTTAATCATTTTTAGTGCCTTTTCTGCGTCTGGATGTTTTGGATTAATACTTACTTCATCTCCATTCACAAAATCTGAAATATTTGCAGATTTACCTAACGCTTTAATTGCTTTATGAAGTGGATCTTTTGGATCAAACCTTGTTTCAAATCCAGGCTTGCCTCTTAATTCTACCCACTTGTTATCGCCTTTATTCCACATTTTTAAAACATCCATGTTTTTACCACGAATTAATTTAAACTTTATTCCTTCTTTTATAAACTGACTAAAGCTTTTCATTTACTCTACCTTTGCATATACGCCACTAAGAGATGATTGTGAAGAGGCATAAGAAATAATTTCTGTCGTTACATCATTTGGATTTTTATAAGAGTTTATAACACTACAAATTTCCGCACCCAAATATTTACTGTAAAACCATTGTACTCCAGAATCTACTGTTTTTTTACTTACTTCAGAAACAAATTTTTCATAATCCATACGCTCGTTCGTCAATTCATTAAAGTATTTATATAGTTTTTCTAAGTGTTTTTTGTCCACTTTTACTGTGTTTGGTGTCGTGCAGGTTTCCCCTGTAACTCTTTTCAATATATTTTGTAAAACTCCGCCACCAACTTTACCTTGGTTTGCAAATTGTCCTTTTATTTCGCCCTGCCATGATGATGGAACGGGACCAAAAGTTCTCATTTGTATTTTACCACCT